ATTTGTGATGCTGAGCCAAAGCAAAGATCATACTATAGTAGTTTTGAAGCGAGTTGTGACTCAGCGCCACATAAAAAAATCTTTGAGATTCGTTAACTCGATACTCCTATCATTACCAAGTTCATTTTTATATTCGATCTTATGATACAGCTTCGGCATCTTCTCAAAGAACGTACGAATTTTTTCGAAAGAATTCACTGGCAACTGATCGAGAAACTCTTCAAGTTCTTTGTCACTGTATTCAGAAGCAGGATAGATTTCTTCGTCTGTCATGATCGTGTCAATACAGTTGATAATGAAGAAAGTCATCAGATCGACTTCATTGTCAAACTGCGTGATCTTATCGGTGATGCTCGCACTCGGATATTTCATGATCATTGAAATATTATCAGACAACTTAATAGTCGAGTCTACACCTTCTGGCATTTCGACTTCAATCGAATCGAGATTGAGTTCAAAGTCATAAACCTTGTCATCTTCGTTATCACGATAAGATAGCTTGACAATGTTGTTCACTGACTTCGCGCGAAGCTTCAAGAACAAATATTCAAGATCGAAGGTTGTAAGCTTATCGACATCAAAGTCTTCATCTTGCACGCACAGTCTTAAGATCTGCTTAATGGCTCTGATCACTTCAGTATCTTCTCCGCCTTGCTGAGAGATCAGCAAGATCTTTTCTTCTTTGACCAAGAACGGTCGAAAGAGAATTTTCTTCTTCGAAGAGGGGACAGTCACGTCAAAGAGTGGTTGGTCGATTTTTGGTAAAGGCATTATATTTCCTCACTTTACATAGTTAGTTGGGTTCACCGGTTAGGATTCTTAGTGTTGGAGTTGATATTTCTTGAAATAGTGATGCAGCTGGGCCAGTTGTTAAAATAGGAGGAACAGAACCACGAATTCTGCCCGCAAAATCCCCTATAATAGTAGTTTCATTCGATAGATCTGTAAGTTCTAGTGCACGACCTAATGGCGAATTTAAAGTAGTGAGTGCACTTCCGGCACCACCGGCAACAAAAGTTCCGTCCGGATTTCTTCTTCTACCTGTTACAATAATTTCGTCTTTAAACGACTTGTCATCTACACGAGTCTTTGGAGGAATTCTATTGATTCGAAGATCGGTGAAAGAGAAAGTGATATTCAACTTCATCAAAGTGTTTTCTTCGCTCCATGACATATTCATGCTTTGTATTCCAGTAGGAAATACATCATATATGTTATATGTCATAACCTGGTTTTGAGCTCGGTCATATACAAACACGTTTACGTTAGGACATGAGTATGTATCTTTATAGGCAATCTCGTAAGGTTTTCTTCCGTTTTTAAGATTATTGTTATTCATATTCGCGCCGCCAAAAGAGTCGCGATTGACGATGAGATTTAACCACTCTTCGAAGTATTCTACAACTAAAGCATTCTTATCGACGATGAATTGTAGAGTAAAATCTCCGACGTTTACACCATATGCAACGTTTTCGACTGGACCAAATCCATATCTTCGAATGTTTTGTTCTTGTAAAAGATTCACAGAAGGAAGAACCACGTTATCGCATCTCATCGTAAGAAGCGAGTCGAGATTCTGAGCACTAAATTTTGATCTCGTCCAGATCATCGGAGCAAAAACTACTAAGAAGCTGTGAGTAGGCAGTACACTGTCGGCGCCAGAAACTTCGGCCCTAAATCGCCCGATATTAAATGTTCCAGCTGTACGCGCACCAGTACTAAAAGCAGAATCAGAAGTTCTAGCTTTAGATATATTAGTAAGATTGCCTTCAGAATCTCTTTCGAATAATTCTAAATTAGTATTAACACCTTCGCCTCTTAAACGCTCATCAATTACTGTTTTTGGAGCAGGCGTCGCGATGCCGCCAACTCCAGTGCCTGTCCCAGCGGCAGCTCCAGCGGCGGCAGTCGAACGAGTTGGGCGTTCTTCGTTTGGAGGTAAAGTAGGCAAAATATTAGTGTCAGTATTTATAGAACCAAGTCTATTTGTTTGAATAAAACTTCTTGCCGCTTCGTCCGTAATTCTTGCGGGCGGATTTACACCATCATTAAGTTCAAAGAATCCAACAGTTCTTCCTCCTTCGACACGGCGAGTAGCGATATATCTTACCTGAGGATTTTCTGGACTAACAGACGTTCTTCTATTTCTTCCAAAGATTGTTCCTGATCGGATTCCTTGCGAAGCTCGAGTAGTAAAATCAAACTCTTCGTTACTTCCTGACATTACTTAGTAACTCCTAGCATTCTTTTCGTGTCCATCCAAACTTGATTCTTTCTTGCTTTGACGAAACGTTCTGTTGGTAAGAAGAGCGCGATATCCCATTCAGATGGATAAACGTACATAAACTTCGATTGTACGTGCGAAGTCAAGTAATGTTTAATGCATGGAGCATACCATCTTAGCTTTGCGGCTTGTGTCATGAGTTCGTAGCTGAGTTTCAGACGAGTCGACTCGTCGTAACGAGTGTTGTTTGCAAAGTCATATAAACCGTCCATTAACTTCGCTCTGAGTTGCAACGGCAAGTAGTGTAAGTTGAGCCCCATAAATCCGCCTTTGACTTTCTTATATGGAAAGATCAAAGGAAATCTGTCGTAATATGGAAGCTCTTCTTTGTGTTTCGGATCATAGTAGAACATGTACATCGAACCGAGCAGAGGCTGAGTAGTCATACGACTTACGTCACCCTTCATCATCTCACGCTCATTGATACGATTCATTTTGCCAGCAGTATCTCTGAACCACTCACGTGCAGAGTTCGTACGCGCAGGAATCTGTCCTGAACGAACACCTTGTGTGATGATAGTATCAAATACAATTGCCATTAAAACTTAATTCCTAATTCTTTTTCGGTGAGTATCTCGAACTTCCAAGCACGATCATTGCAGTATACTGCAGCTGCTCTCCACTTGGCTTCATTGACGCCCCATGTCATGACTTCATTAATATAACGCTTATTAGGCTTATTTATCACCACTGGAGGCCGCGTCTGCGCATGAGGTTTTATTTCAACCACTACGGTATCGATCTTGCCTTCTGGTGTTTTCTTCTTGACAATAAAGTCTGGAAAGTATCGATGTACTCGATTGTCAATAGGAGAACGATACGGAATGACGAGTTCTTCACTCCCCCATTGCACGACATTAGGATGAGAATCTAAGTACATCATGAACTTTAATTCCCATCGACTACGATATACGATATTGTTCGAATCCCCAAGATACTTCTTTGTATTCTTTGGTCGAAACTTTCCCTGATAAGCCATGAATCTATTTATAAATAAGATGTAGCCTTTTAATTTGAGAGATAACATGGCCGGAAGAGATAATCGACTAGTAAATTTAGATAGTCTTAAGAGAGACGCGGGTGGTCTGGTAAACAGAGCCGTAAGGAATTTTACTAATAAACTCGAAGACAAACTTGAAAACGCAGTCGAGGATCTTTTTGCTAAAGCATTAAAGAAGGTAGGATTTTCTGATAGACTTGCATCAGAACTTTCAGCACGCTTCGGAGATTCTTTGACTGCCGGTCTCGAAGACAAGTATTTCCAGACATTTACGAGCGAGATGAAGAGAGCGTCGTGTGCCGATATTCGTAACAACTTCAATCCACAGAACGGCAATCTTATCGGAGCTTCTCCTAACGCTGAAACATATGTCGACGCTATTCAAAGAGCTTCAAATAAGATTGAAGGTCTTGGTCTGTCAGGAATGCAATTCCCTGATCATATCAGTGAGAAGTATTACATGGCATTTAAGTTTAAGAGATATCAGCGACCTTCTCCTCAAACTGCGGCAACTCTTGACTTTGTACAAGCATTTGCTCTTCCTCTCCCAAAAGGTATAAGAGAAAGTTTCGACATTGAAGTTGGCCAAGAATCACAGGGCTTGGCAGGCGGTGTTGCGGATGCAGCCCAATTATATTTGGCTTCTTCAGATGGCGCAGGTAAAACTCAAGCATTAAAAAATGCCGCCGCTGCCTTAGCTTACGGACAATTGGTGCAAGCAGCAGAAAAGATAGGCGGTAGCACGATAGGCCAAGCAGTCGGTGCTGTTCCAAATCCTCACATTCAAGCGCTGTTTAGTGGTGTTCCTCTTCGTACACATCGATTCGAATGGACTTTTGCGCCTCGAAATGAAAAAGAAAGCCAGCAGTTGATGGATCTTCTAAAAGCGATGAAAGCTTATGCTCTACCATCATACAGCAGCTTAGGTACTGCTGCGCTAGCTTATCCGTTCTTATGTCAACCAGAACTGAAAATTGCCGGTAGTGCACAGTTAATTAAGTTCCAACCGTGCTTGATCCAATCAATTGAACTTAACTATTCTCCTCAGGGGATTCCTGCATTCTTTGAAGGCACTAGCCATCCTGCGTTTATCGAAGTTTCAATCTCAATGCTTGAAACTCAAATTCAAACATCGCGAGATTACGGAAGAGAAGGCGGTGATCGTCTTAGTGCGACATGGGAAACGCTGAAAAATGAGTTGCAAAAAGGCCTCAATAAGGCTGAGATACCTTTTAATATCGATGAAAAGATAAACGAAGGAACAGAAGCCATAAAAAACGCTTTAAATTAAGAGGAAACTAAGATGGCAAGATATTTTGATAGATTTCCTATTGTAGACTATGACGGTAGCGTTGCCAAGAACATCTTGGCGCGAGTAGATTTTACTGAAAAGACGAAGAGAGATATTTACTCTACCTTTCAATTTACTCTTGAAGAGGGGTTTGAAAGGCCAGATCTTTTGTCTTATAACTATTATGGATCTTCGAAGTTTGATTGGATGATCTATCTTACGAACAATATCGTGGATCCTTATTACGACTACTATAAATCTACAGAAGATTTTAAGAATTACATGGAAACAAAGTATGGATCCAATTCTAATGCTCGATCGATTACTCTCTTCTATCGATTAAACTGGCACGAAGACGAAAGACTTATTACGATTCAGCAGTATGATTCTCTTATTGCAGATGAAACTGCTAACGCAAGAAAGTATTGGAAGCCTAAACTTACGAATACTGGAGCGGTGATCGGTTACGAAAGAATCAAAGAAGAGTGGATAGTATCTACGAATAAAGTATTATCATTGTCTTTGTCTGTCGTCCCAACTGGATTCGAAGTTGGAGACAGAGTATCTCAGACGAGTACTAATGCTTTTGCTACCATCGACTACATTGATCTTGAAAATAATCGCCTGACTGTAAAACACGTAAGCGGTACATTTGCGGTGAATGCAGCCGAAGGAATAAGCGAAATTACAGTGTTAAGCCAAAACATACCTGAAGCAGAAGCCGAATATTGGTATGCAGTGAATGCATATGACGACGAGAAAGAAGCAAACGAACTCAAAAGAAATGTAGTTGTGTTAAAGTCTTCTTATTTGGCAGAAGTAGAAAAACAATTCATTCAACAAATAAGCACATAATATGACTTCTATTAGAGACGGACAGTTTAAACTCAATGAGTTTTTAATGATTGATGCCACATCAAAAACTGTTGATTGTGGCAAGGCACTTGATTTGACTCCTGTCTGTGTGCAAGCAAATATATATGAATCTGTATTGAATCCAACCGTGCTCGCAGAGTTCGAATTCTATGATGCAAAGGGAATGTTCAATCACTTTGTTTTCACAGATAAAAGAATTGTAATTGATTTTACGACAGACGAAGAGAATCCAAAATCTTCTATTCGATACGAGCTTTATATCGTAGCAGTTGACTCTGTTATTCCTACTAACGATGACAAGGCCGTTGTCTATAAGCTTTCGTGCGTGACATATGAAGTATGGAAATCAGCCACTATTCGTAACTTGCCGCTTGTCAGAAAAAAGATAGAATGTGAAAAGATGGTGAAAGCATATTTGCAAGCCATCGATTCTGCCAAACCACTGTTCGCCGAAAAAACGCGTGGGCTACATGCTTTCAACTTTACTGAAAAGACTCCGATCGAGTGCATCGATCAAATTCGATTAGAATATGCCATGTCTCAAGAATTCCAAGGACATGCATTTTACTTCTTTGAAAACAAGTACGGCTTTGTTTTTAAGAGCATGGAAATGTTAATCAAAGAAGGCAAAGAGAATATCGGCGACAAGTGTTTCATGCAATCTGGATTAACAAATTTGAACGTATCTGGTTCAAAGTGGAGAAACATTCTAGCGACGAAGCTCATTCAAAACGGTAATCAAGGCATTGCCAGAAGAATTGGTGCAGGAAGCAATTTGGTCAAGCTGAAGAACAGTGTTACTGGGGAAATTGTTAATTTCCAAACTAACCCAAAAAATCTAGAATTTGAGACGCTGAATGAAAAATCTGTTTCTTCAAGTCTCAGAACTCAAGATGAAATAAGCAAAGACGAAGGAAACATTCAGATTGTTCCTTTTGATCCAAGAACAGAAAATGCAGAACGAGCTGAAAAGAAAAACCAACTACCATATTATATGGCGCATTTCTTAACTACGATTACTCATATTACAATCTATGGCGATAGTGCTATTTCTGCGGGCGATGTCATTAAATGTCAATTTCCTGAGCCTAGTGGTATTACAAGAGGAGAAACATCTCCGATTAACGAAGATAGTACGATGACGACTGGTAATTACATTATTACGAAGTGCCGACATATTCTGACTTTCAATGAAAAGGCAGAGTATATGCAAGCTTTCGAGCTTGTGAAAGATGGCATCGGCGGATTGCCGCAAACACATACAAATTGAGGATGATAGATGCAAAACCTAAGAGTTTTTGAAGGCATAGTAGCAGAAGATCCAACTTCGGATCTTGGATTAGAAGCTGACGAGCCACAGACAGGAAGAGTATTAGTTAGAGAAATCTTAGGACATTCCGACAGAGTGAGTTCCGAAGATCTTTTGCCGGCTTACATTATGATGCCTACTACTAGCGCAGGCGTTTCAGGAATTGGATTGAGTCCGACTGGCCTTTTAAAGGGATCTCGTGTCATGTGCATGGAACTCCCTGGTCAGGCAGCAGTGTATATTTTTGGTGTACTAAATTATGCTCCTGAAGATAACCATAGCGTATCATCTTATGCTCGCGGTCAAGGCGAACCAGAAGAAAAGACTCGCAATCGTGTTAAAAAGAGTGACGGTTTTGATATTGAACCAGCATCGAAATACAAAGCGAGATATCCTTATAACAATACTATGACTACTCGCAGTGGCCACATCTTAGAGTTCGATGATACTCCTGGATCAGAGCGTGTACAAGTTTATCATAAGTCAGGATCTTACCTCGAGATCTTGCCAGATGGCACTATTGTGACAAAGTCAGTAAAAGATTATGTTCAATTGGCTGCTGGTAATATGACAATCTTCAATGTTGGTTCAGAAGGATTTGATCAGAATATCGAGATCACATGTAACCAAGGTAAGATTGTTATCACTGCTCAGTCAGATGTTGACATCTTTGCAAATGAAGGCAACGTAGGGATCTATGCAAATAATGGCAGCGTGCAAGTTGTATCACAATCAGGCGCGGTGGATATTAAAGCTGCAATTGTTGGAATCAATGCATGAGACCGATAGTCTATGTTCCTGAAGTTCCTAACTTAGAATGCGGTCCTAACGGGCAAATATCTTTCCGTCAAATGGAAGACTATTTCGTGGGCATTGCAAAGATCATTAGTCAATTGAAGCTACAGGCAAAGTTTATTCAAGACGAGTGCGGTAAAGAACTCATCGAAGCTATTCGAGACATGGAAAAGCTAGTCGATGATATTACTGGCATTCTGATGACTGACGTCTTTAAGAAGATCAAGTCAAAAGAACAAGAGATGAAGTATAAGGTTCGCGAGTTCCTAAAAGAGATCGACGTATGGTTTCAGAAGAGGATCGTAGAAGCCCTACTCAAGATTGTTGATATTCTTGGAATTCCAAATCCACTTACTACTCCGATTCCATTTATTACGGCTGTAACACTCGTCGACGAAGCTGGTAATCCTGTTCGTTATCAACCAGTAATCAAGGATTTGTTTACGAAGGAAGGTAAAGTCAAGATCAAAGCTGCAATTGCCGAAGACATCGAATCGGTTCGAAAGTTTTTTGGTGATGGCAAATACGACGGAACTCTGGGTATTAAGAGTCCTGAGCATGAAGCCGAAGAATTTTGGCAGAAAGCTTTGGCATGGATGAAAGAACTACTAAGCGATTTCATTGCCGCATGTATCAATGCAATGATCAAGTTACTTACTAAGATTCCTATTATTGGTCCAATCATTGAAAGGATTGGAGTATTCATCGATCCTACGAAGCCTATTAAAGCGCAATTAAAACTTGTATATGAAGATTTTAAGAAACGAATTAAGAAGGCCAAAGAAGACGTCTTGTCGGGCAAAGCGGCAGAAGATCTCGGAGAGAAGTTACTCCAAGAACTGATAGACTTTGTCTTGAACTTACCGATCCCGCTCTTCGGAACTTTAGGTAATTTAATTGGTTTCGATAACGAAGAACGTAAGAAGAAAGAAACGATTCACTCGAAAGAAGAATTGTGGCATCGAATTGAAGATGCGTTCGAAGATGCCATGGAAAAGATTAAGAAGTTCTTTCAGACAGATTTCATTGCCAAGATACATGATATCATACTCAAAGCTCCTGGTTGGATTCTACAGCAGTTTCCTATCGTTGACAAGATTATTAAAGCGATTAAGTTGATCATCGACATCTGTCGTGGCAAAGTATCGATCTGTATGGTTTTAAATATCATTTTAAAACCGATATTTGGTATTCCAGATGCAATCTTAAAATTCATTCCGAATTGCATCGAGATACGTAGAACGAAGTACGGGCTAGAACCGAATCCAGACAACCTGCCAAAGTGGGCTCAGCCTGCTTCTGCAACTGTGTGAGGTGGATTAGGCTAACATGTTAGATCAATATTCAGTATCAGAAAACGGATATTTCTTTTCAGATGTTAGCGAACCGACTGTTCCAACAGTTTCTTATGGGGATCTCAACCCGCCAGTTCCAATTCGCTTTACTGTACCAGAACCTGGTGTCACTACGGTTGAAATCGATGATTGGTATATGCCGACTTTCGTACGATGCGAACAGAATTGCGTTGATGATTTATTATTATGTGCAGTTTATGTGTTTGCAACAGATCATGATGTTGTTGTTGATGATTGGTATCCTTTTCGACACGAAGTCAACGACACGTTTGAGGTCGGAACAGTTGTTTCGTACGAAGATTGCGATATGATTTTGACTAATTTTGTGTATGATGGCAGCAACAAACTTCTTTCTTACATTGAAACGAATAAATCTACATTTGTAATGATACGATATGATTTTACTCGTTCGGCTGGTCCAGGATTAGATG